TCTGGAGGTCTCCAATGGCCCAACCGCAATCCCTGCCGATGGTGGACAGGCTCGAGCGCGCAAGCGCCGACCTGGACGACATCATCCGCGATTTGCGGTTGGGCCGCCCGTCCCAGGCACGGCACGACGTCATCGTCGATCGCGTGCGCCGCGTTGCGGCAACAATCGACGGCACGACCCGGAAAACGCCGGCGCCTGTGGCACCACCCCGATTCCTCGAGCGCCGCGCCGACGGCTCGGCAAAGGCCTGTTGGTGATGAGCACGGCCGCGGCGGCAATCGACCTGGAGAAGCTGCAGGCTGCTGCCTACGGCGGCACCACGCCGATGGCCATCATCGACCGGGAATGGCTGCAGGGCGTCTACCGCGCGCTGTCAGGCACGCCGTTCGTCGACGTGAGCCCCGCCCAGGCGCCGGGCCCGGTCGAGCGCGAAGTCCGCATCATGCACGCGATCGGCAAGATCGTTCTTCCAGGAGCCGGCTAATGGCACGTATCCGCACGCCCAGGAGCCGCGACCAGGCCGTCGCATTGCTCGAGACCTACGGCAAGCTCGCCGGCGAGATCGCCGTGATCGAGGAAAACCGGGAAAAGGCGCTGTCCGCGACCAATGCCGTTGCGGACGCCATGGCGCTCAAAGTCGTCGAGCAGCAGGTGGCGATCGTCGCCGCGCTCGAGCAGTGGTGGCCGACGGCGAGGGATGATCTGACCGGCGGAAAGCGGAAGTCGATCGAACTCGCCGGTTGCGTGATCGGGACTAAGCTGAGCCGGGCATCCCTCGAGCATAAGTTCGACGACGATGCCGCGGCCGTCGCCGCGTTGCGTGCCGCCAAGTGGGCGAAGCCATACGTCCGCGTCACCTATTCGGTCGACCGCACCGAGACGCTGAAGGCGCTCGATCCGAAGACCAACGGCCGCCATGCCGCCCAGCTCGCCGAGCTCGGGTTCAAGCGCGTGGCCGGCGAGGACCGCTTCTTCCTCGAGCGTGTCGGCCAGGCCGGCACGGTCTCGGGCTGACATCACCAACAGGGGAAACCACCATGGAAGCTCCAGCCCGGACGATGGCCACCTCGGCCGACGCACCTGTCGACCTACCCGCCAAGATCCCGGTGCTTACGGTACGCCAGCTGCGCAACTTGCTCGCTCGGCTCAAGTGCAACGCCAAGCATCCGCTGTTCGCCGAGGCACTGCGCGTCCGCAACGAGGCGCGGTCGAACAAGCTGCACCGGCGCTTGCGCCGCAAGGTGGAGCTGGGTCACGCCGGCGCCTTCTAGGTGCCGACGCGGCCGCCGGCCTTCAACGCCAGGCCTCCGCGCAAAGCCTGGGCGCCGGCACCCGGCGCTCGCGATCGCCGCAAGCGCGGCCGAGCTGGCCAGCGCGATCGCGCCCAAGTGCTCGCCGAAGAGCCGTTCTGCCGTGAGTGCCTGAAGCGCGGCTTGCGCGTCGCCAGCGACGTCGCCGACCACATCATCCCGCTGAGCGAAGGCGGCAGCGACGATCGCGAGAACAAGCAAGGCCTCTGCGACCCATGCCACGACGCCAAGTCGAAGGCCGAGCGCGCCGCGGCCGCGGCCGCCCGCGCCGAGCACGACTGACGCCGGACGGGGGGGGAGGGGTCGAGGCTCGGAGCCGCCGAGGCCGGACACCGACGCCCCGGCACTTTTTTACGCGGTCATAATCAAAGGGGAAATTGTTATGCCGGTCGATGGCCAGCGGCGGATCTAGGCCAGGCTCCGGCCGGCGCCGCAAGGATCCGGCTCTGAAGCAGCTCGCCGGAACCGATCGCAAGGATCGCGACCTGGCTTTGCCCGACGAGGTCGAGCTCGGTCCGATGGTCGCGCCGATGTATCTCGGCGATCTCGAGCAGCTGCTGTTCGGCTCGATCGCGACGATCCTCGAGCAGCAGAAGCGGGCCAGTCCGCACTTCGCGGAACATGTGGCGCTGCTCGCGATGCGCCTGGCGCAGATCCAGCGCCTCAATGCAGTGATCGAGATCGAGGGCGACACCTTCACCAGCAAGACGGTGCGCAAGGTCGACGGCAAAGAGATCGTGTTCGAGATGATCCGGGCCCGGCCGGAGGCCGCCATGCTGTCCGACGCGATGCGCCACGCGCAGTCGCTTCTGGGCGAGCTGATGCTCAATCCTTCGGCCGCGCTTCGCCTGGCTAGCGGCCACAAGCCCGCGGCCGGCGCCTTCGACGACTTCTAGGAGAATGCCATGACCACCAGCGTCACCGTGAACACCTGCAGCTGGCCGGTGCGTGTCAGCATTTTCCCTGTGGTGGATGGCCAGCCGGCGCCCGACGGAGAATGGACCAAGGTCGCCGAGGTCGAGCCGGAGAGCACGCGGACCTTCTACGTCCACAGTGGCGCGGATCTGCTGGTGCAGGAACTGCCGCTGCCGGCTGACAGCCCAACCGTCGCCTAAGGGCATGTGGCCGAGCGCGATTATGCGGCGATCGCCGAGGGGTACGCCCGCGACGTCGTAAAGGGGACAATTCCGGCCGGGCAGTCGATCCGGCTGCAGTGCCAGCGCTTCCTGGACGAGCTCAAACTCCAAAAGAAGCGCGACTTCCCGCACGTCTTCGACCGCGACCAGGCCGGCCGGGTCTGCAAATTCATCGAGCGCCTGCCGCATTCGAAGGGAAAGTGGGCGCGCCAGAAGGAAACGATCCGCCTCGAGCCGTGGCAGATCTGGATCCTCGCCTGCACCTTCGGTTGGCTCCGCAAATCGGACGGAACGCGGCGATTCCGTGTCCTATTCGTCGTCGTTCCCCGCAAGAACGGCAAATCGGCGCTGTCGGCCGGCATCGGCCTCTACATGCTGTGCGCCGACAACGAATTCGGCGCCGAGGTCTATTCGGGCGCGACCAACGAGAAGCAGGCCTGGGAGGTATTCCGGCCGGCGCGCCTGATGGCGCAGCGCACGCCGGCGCTGCTCGCCAGGTTCGGCATCGAGGTCAACGCCCGGTCGCTTGTCCGCGTCCAGGACGAGAGCAAGTTCGAGACGATCACCGGGGATCCGGGCGACGGGCAGTCGCCCAGCTGCTCGATCCACGACGAATATCACGAGCACGCCGACGACGGCCAGGTCGACACGATGATGACCGGCATGGGCGCGCGCAGCCAGCCGCTGCAGGTGCTCATCACCACCGCCGGCGATAACCTGGCCGGTCCGTGCTACGCGCGGATCCACGACGAGAGGAAGAAGCTGGCCGGGATCGGCCACAATGGCGGCCCGCCGCTCGATGACGAGGTCTTCTTCGTCGAATATTCGATCGACGAGGGCGACGACTGGAAGAGCGAAGCCTCGCTCCGCAAGGCCAACCCGAACTTCGGCGTCTCGATCGAGCCCGACTTCCTTCGGGCCCGGCAGCGCGACGCGATCTCGACGCCCCGCAAGGCCGGTGTCTTCAAGACGAAGCACCTCAACCTTTGGGTTTCGGCGAAGACCGCCTTCTTCGACGTCGAATCCTGGCGCCGCTGCCGCGACGAAGAGATTCCGGTGCGGGCCGCGGACCGCCCTGGCGCTCCCCGCTTGAAAGGCCGGCGCTGCATCATGGCGCTCGACCTGGCGACGAAGAGCGACATCGCGGCGATCGAGTACCTTTTCCCGCCGATCGGCGAGAAAGCCACGATCGACGACCCCTATATCCGGATCGGCCGGTATTTCCTGCCGAGCGCCAAGGTCGAGGAGGTCCCATCCTACCAGGGATGGGACGCCCAAGTGCTACTGGACGTCACCGACGGCGACGTGACCGACTTTTCCGAGCTCGAGCTCGCGATCACCGAGGCCGGCAGCCTGTTCGAGGTCGAGCAGGTCGCTTACGACCCATGGCAGGCAACGCAGCTCGCGCAGCGGATGATCGCCGAAGGCGTCCCGATGCTCGAGTACCGCATGACGGTCGCCAATATGTCGGCGCCGATGAAGGAGCTCGACGCGCTGTCGCGCGCCGGCACGATCGCGCACGGTGGCTGCCCGGTGATGGAGTGGGAGATCTCCAACGTCGTCGCGGCGATCGACAAGAAGGACAACGTCTACCCGAACAAGCCGGTCGGGCAGAACCACCTGAAAATCGACAATCCGGTCGCGCTGATCATGGCGCTCGGCGTCGCAATGACAAAAGAGGAGGCGCCTGTGGTGGTTTCACCTTGGGATGACCCCAATTTCAGCCTGGTCGGCAGCGCCCAGTGAGGCTCTTCGGGTACGAGATCAGGCGCGCCGGCGAGCAACCGGCCGCGATCGGCCATAACGGTGGCCCGCCGCTTGAAGAGCGCGCCATTCAAATCACGCAAAACGCCTCGCGCGACGAGATTTTGGCGTTTTATGGGCTCGATGGCGCACGGTTGCCGACTGTTTCCCGGCATTCGGCGCTCCGCGTACCGGCGTTCGCCGCCGCGGTGCTGTTCCTGTCGCGCACGTTGGCGACGCTCGACCTTGGCGCCTGGCGCAAGGCCAAGGAAGGGCCGGCCGCGATCGGCGGCCGCCTGGGCGTGATAGTGAGCGAAGCGCCCAACCCGGAATGGTCGAGCTACCAGGCCCGGGTGTCATTCTGGCAGGACGTGTTCAGCTCGCGCGTCGGCCGCGGGATCATGATCATCGTCCGCGTGAACGGCCAGCCTTACGAGTTGTGGCCGGTCAGGGCCGACGCGGTCATGGTGTCGATCGACGCCTATGGTCACCGGACCTATACCGTGACCGGCGGCCGCGAGGGCATCATCACGCGCACCTATGATGCGGCCGACGTCATCGACGTTCCCTTCATGCTCAGCGACGACATGTGCACGTCGACCGGGCCGCTCAACCTGGGCGAAAAGGCGCTCCAGCTGGCGATCGCCATGGGCGACTATGGCGCCAACTTCTTCGCCGGCGGCGGCGTGCCGCCGCTTGCACTAGTCGGACCACTCCCGGAAGGTCGGGACGGCATCACGCGCGCCATGAACGACGTCGGCCGAGCGATCGACGTGGCCCGCAAGAGCGACAAACCAATCATTCCGCTGCCCGCGGGCCATGAGCTGAAGCCGATCGGCTTCGACCCGGCCAAGGGCCAGATGACCGACGCCAGGCGCCTCCAGATCGAGGAGATAGCGCGGGTCTTTCAGCTGCCGCCGGTCTTTCTACAGGATCTCAGCAAGGCGACCTTCTCGAACGCCGAGCAGCAGGATCTGCACCTGGTCAAGCACCTGGTCGGTCAATGGGCGACTGCGCTCGAGCAGGAAATGAACCTCAAGCTGTTCGGGCAGATGCGCAACGGCCGTTATGTCCGTCACAACCTCGACAGCCTGATGCGCGGCGACTTCAAGACCCGGATCGAAGGCCTGGCCCGCGGCGTGCAAACCGCGCTGCTTACGCCCAATGAGGGGCGCGCGCTCGACGGCCGCCCGGCCAAGCCTCACGGCGACGACCTATTGATCCAGGGCGCGACCGTGCCGCTGGGCACTCCCCCGAGCGCACAACCGGCGCCCGCTACCCCAAACAACGGAGACGCAGTCGATGGCAACGCCAGCGATGCCACAGACGCCTGACGGCCGCGAAACGCGCGTCAGCCCGCTAAAGCTCGAGGTTCGCGCGCTCGAGGCGGGTGATGACGGCTCGCGCACGGTGAAGGGCTATGCGGTCGTATTCGACAGTCCGACCAACATCGGCGGCTATTTCATCGAGACGATCGCCAAGGGCGCGTTCACCGAAACGCTTCGCTCGGCCGACGTCATCGCGCTCTATCACCACGATCGCGCCCGCGTGATCGGCCGCTCGTCGATCGGCACGCTGCGGCTCGCCGAAGACGACAGGGGTCTTTCGGTGGAGATCGATCTGCCGGAGACGACCGATGGACAGGATCTCTATGTCCTGATCAAGCGGGGCGACGTCAGCGGCATGTCGTTCGGCTTCTGCACCACCAAGGAAGAGTGGGACGAGACCGGCGATTTGCCCAAGCGGACCGTGCTGCAGGTCGAGCTCTACGAGGTAACGGTGACGGCGTTCCCCGCCTATTCGGATACGGAGATCGCGATGCGGTCACTCGAATCGGCGCGCGCCGAACGCCGCGAGCACAACAAGGTCGCGGCGAGCATCCGGATTTCGCAGCGCCGCGCGCGCCAGGCGCAGGCCGAGCGCAACATTCACTGAATTTACCCGGCGATCGCCGGAGGTGGCAGGCAAGCTCGCGCTTCCCGCCCTGGTCGCCCGCTTCGGCGGGCTTTTTCATGCCCAGGAGGCACCATGACACTGAAGGAAATGCAGGAGGCCCGCGAAAAGCTGGTCGCCCAGGCCCGCGCCGCGCTCGAGGAGATCAACAAGAACACCGACGAGGCGCGCGCGGCCGAACTCGAGCAGCGCCACGATACGATCATGGCGGATCTCGACAAGCTCGACGCCAAGATCGCGCGGGAACAGCGCACCGCCGCGGCGGAGCGTGGTGTCGAAGAGACCCGCGAGCGTCAGCTGCGCGATGGTCGCCCGCCCTATGGCGAGACGAACACCGATGAGCAGCGCCAGGGCGAGCTGACCTATCGTACGGCGTTCCACCGCTACCTGCAGTCGGCCGGCAACACCGCCCTGCTCAACGACGAAGAGCGCGCGCTGCTTCATCGCGGCTTCCAGGCGATCGATAAGGACGAGCAGCGCGCCCAGACGACCGCGAATGCCGCCGGCGGCTATACGGTCCCGACCGAACTGCAGGCGATCATCTTCCGCACCATGAAGATGTGGGGACCGATGTACGATCCGGGCGTCACCGGTGAGATCGTCACCTCGGGCGGGTACGGCTTGCCGTTCCCGACCGTCGATGACACCGCCAACTCGGCTGCCGCGTCGACCCAGGGTGTCGCCCTGACCGATGACGGCTCGGGCGACGTCGTGTTCGGGCAGAAGCAGCTCGACGCCTTCAGCTTCGCGACGCCGTGGCTGCGCGTGTCGAAGGAGTTGGCGGACGATTCGCTGTTCGCGATGGAAGCGCTGCTCGGCTCGCTGCTCGGCGAACGCCTCGGCCGTCTGGCCAACCTGCAGCTGACCACCGGCTCGGGTTCGAGCGCTCCGAACGGCATCGTCACCGCCTCGGCGACCGGCAAGACCGCCGCGTCGACCACCGCGATCGTCTATGACGAGATCATCGACCTCGAGCACTCGATCGATCCCGCCTATCGCGGTGCGCCGATGGCGGCGTACATGTTCTCCGATCCCGTGCTGCAGGCCGTGCGCAAGCTCAAGGACGGCCAGGGCAACTATCTGTGGCAGGCCGGCAACGTCCAGCAGGGTACGCCGGGCACGCTGAACGGTCGCCGCTATCACATCAACCAGGCCATGTCGCAGGCGTTCACGACCGGCCAGAAGCTGATGCTCTTCGGCGACCTGTCCAAGTATCTGGTCCGCAAGGTCGGCTCGCCGCTGATCGGTGCGATCCAGGACAAGGACTTCTGGCCGGGCTTCGGCATCGCCGGCTGGATCCGCTTCGACGGCGAACTGATGGACGCCGCGGCGGTCAAGCACCTCAAGCTCGCCTGATCGGCGATAACAGCGGGGCGGGCCGGAAACGGCCCGCCTCTTCTGCAAGGGGCAGGTGAGCCTGCCTCTCGCTGAGGAGAAGACGATGGCCAAAGCACCTTCGAAGAATTCGCCGGCGAGCAAAGCGCCCCCGGTCGAGCAGCCCGTCACCGAAATCGAGACCGCTCCGGTCGCGGCGGAGGTCGTGAACGAGCCGGCGAGCGAGACGCCCCCTGTCGAGCAACCCGTCACCGAAATCGAGACCGCTCCGGTCGTGGCGGAAGTCGTGAACGAGCCGGCGCCCGAGATCGATCTCGGGCCCGACGTCACGATGGTGCTGCTGACCAGCATGGGCGGCGTCCGCGCCTATGTTCCCGGCGAGGATTATAGCTGCAGCGCGGCCGAAGGCGGTCGCATGCGCGCCGCCGGCATCGCCAAGCCGAAGGGCGACGCCGATGCCGCGGCGATCGACGCGTACGTCGCTGCGATCCTGGCGGGCGGCGAGCAGGCCTGACCATGCCCTGGAGCGCTGCGGTCACCATCACGCCGCCGGCGGCCGAGCCGATCGACACCGAGACGGCCAAGGTGTTCCTGCGCATCGATGGCGATGACCAGGATGCGGAGATCGCGGTCTATGTCGCCGGCGCGCGCGCCGAGGTCGAGCGGGTCACGAGCACCAGGTTGATTGAGCAGACCGTGGAGCTGTCGGCCGACAGCTTCGCGGATCTCGACCATCTGCCGATCGGACCCGTGATCTCCGTCACATCGGTGGCGTTTCGCGACAGCGCTGGCGCGCCGACCACGATCGACAGCGCCGTGTATGAGCGTTTCGGCGCCGGGCTCGAGAACGGCATCCGTCCGGTACCGGGTGCCACCTGGCCGGGAGCCGGCACCATGAAGGGCGCGATAACCGTGCGCCTGGTCGTCGGCTACGGCGCGTCGATCGACGCGCTGCCGGCGGACCTGGTGCTCGCGCTCTACAAGGTGCTGCGCGCCGAAGCCGAAGGGACGCCGGCGGCGCTGGACGAGCAGCTGGTCAATCACCGGATCTGGCTCTGATGCCCTTGGCCAGGCCGCGGCGGTTCAATCGCCGGATCGAGATCGAACTCCCGACCAGGACCCCTAACGGCGCCGGCGGCTTCGAGAAGGGTTGGGCCGCGCCGATCAAGGTCTGGGCCGAAATGCAGACGATCCGCGGCAGCAAGGAAGCGCTCGAGCACATGATCCTGAAAGAGCAGCAGCTCTGGAAGGTCACGATCCGGTACCGCGCCGACGTCAATTCGGACGCCCGGATCAAATATCTCGGCAAGCCGCTCAATATTCGCAGCTGCCAGGATCCTAACGGTATGTTCCAGGAGCTGGTCATGACCTGCGAAAGCGGCGTCAACACCTGATGGCGCGATCGCGGTTGACCGGCATCGCCCGGTCCAAGCGCCTGTTGCGCGCAATGCCCGACGCGGTGCGCGGCCAGCTGGTCGTGGCGCTCAACCTGGGCGGGCGGGCGCTCGCGGCCGCGATGAAAGCCAAAGCGCCGCGTAAGACGGGGGCGGTCATCGCCGGCATCACCTACAAGGTGCTGCCAAAGACGCTCCGCCTGCGCGTCGGCCTGCTCGGCACAAAGGCGCAGCGGCGCGACCTATTCTATGGCCGGATCCAGGATCTTGGCCGCAAGGGCAAAACCGTCCTGGTGCAGCGCCGGCGCCGCGTCGGATTCACCGTCAATGGCCGGAAGCTCAACGCGCTCCGCACGAGGCATGGCAAGAAGCGCGCCGAGGATATCGTTGCCACCTACCGGATGAACGTCCGGCCGATGGCGCCCAAGAAGTTCATCACCGGCCGCTTTCCCGAATTGCGCGCGCGGATCCGCGCGGATCTGCAGGGCATATGGAAGCGCGCGCTGGGCTCGATATCGTTGGGAGGGAAGGGTGACTGACGCGCTATCCGCTGTCGATATCGCCGCCTTCGGCCTCCTTGATGCCGGCATCGTCGGCGCGACGGTGCACCAGCACACGCCGGCCGACCAGGTACCGCCGGTGGTGATCATCGGGGACCTGGATGAGGTCTACTCGCTCGGCGGCAAGGCGGCGTCGCGCAATCGTGCCGGCACGCTGTCGATCGTCGTCGTGACGGAAGGCGAGGAGCGCGCGCCATGTTCGGCGCTGCTCGACCAGGTCGAGCAGCTGCTCGATCGCAAGACGGTCACCGCGGCCGGCTTCAACGTCAGCTTCGAATTCCGGCGATCGTCGTCGGTCCTGGCCGAGGATGGCCTCGGCTACATCGGGCTCGCCGAGCTCAAGATCTATTCGATCGCCGCGTAGCGCGATCCCTGCAGGAGAAAATCGATGCCCCTTTCCGCGACCATGGAGCTGTCGCTCAAGACCAGCATGACCGGCGCTCAGAAGATCGAGCGTCTCGAATCGAAGATCGACAAGATCTGGCGAATGGTGCTGGGCGACGGCAACGGCGCCAACCAGGCGAACAAGGTGTTTAGCGACACCCGCACCCTGGCGAGCAACACGAGCGAAAACCTCGACCTGGTCGGTGGTCTCACCGACTCGTTTGGCGCGTCGATTGCGCTGTCGAAGATCAAGGCGATCATCATCGTCGCCGATCCGGCCAACACGACCACGCTCACGGTCGGCAACGTCGCCAACGGCATCGTGGCGCCCTTCGGTGCGGCGACGCAGAGCATCAGCGTTCCGCCCGGCGGCATGTTCATGGTTGCCAATCCGGGCGCGGCCGGCTTTGCCGTCACCGACGCCACGGCGGATCTGCTGAAGATCGCCAACGCGGCCGGCGGATCGGCGAATTACGACGTCGTGATCATCGGCGCCGCCTAACGCCTCCCCCTCAACAGCAACCTTTCGGCCCGCCCCTGGCGGGCTTTTTCGTGGAGAATTGAACGATGGGCACTCGCCTCGGTAACGACCGCATGCTCTGGGTGGAAACCGCCACCCCGGGCACCTTCATCATTGTCGGTGGTCAAGGTAGCTTTCAGCGCTCGCGATCGCGCGCCAACATCTCGACGGTCAACAAGGCGTCCGGTTGGGACACCGAGCGCGCCGGCCTTCCCAAGGGCTCGGCCTCGTGCGACTTCATGCCTGATCTGCCCGATGCCGGCTACGCCCGCCTCGAGGCGCTCTGCAAGGCCGAGCCGCAGGTGCCGTTCAACATCCAGGTTCGCAAGGGCGGCACCGCGGGCACCGGCGCCGACGTCGAATTCGCCTGCTCGGTGACGTGCGGCCAGTTCGACGACAACGCCGACATGAACGACATCGCCAAGACCAAGGCGTCGTTCCTGTACGCGGCGGCGCCGTCGGTCGATACCCTCTCGTAAGGATCGACCATGGCGAAGAAGCCTACCAACGAAACCGCGGCGCCGGTCGAAACGCCGGCGGCTGTCGATATCGACCGGCCGGCAGTCAGCGAGCGCGGCGAGATCGTGCTCGAGCTCGGCGGCCAGGAACTGACGCTGCGGCCGTCCTATGAGGCGATCGAGGCATTCGAGGGGCTGACCGACAAGGGCCTGCTGCAGCTCGCCGGCGAGGCGCTTAACCGGCGCCTGAAGCTGGGCGAGACCGCGCAGGTCGTGACGGAATGCGTCCGGGCCTGGGGCCGCGAGGCCGAGAACAAGAACGCAGCCGGCGCGACGGCCGTCAAAGTCGGCCGCTTGATCCAGGACGGGCCCGGCCTGTTCGCGGTCCTGGGGCAGATCGCGGGTATGCTCGCGCTCGCCTCGACGGGGGGATACGACTCGTCGGGAAAGCTCAAGGCGGCAGCGGGGACGACGACGACCCCGCTCGATACCGACGCCGCCTGAGCGGACTGGCGGCTGCCGCGCTGGGATGGCGGCCGCGTGAATTCTGGTCGTCGACGCCCAGCGAATTCTGGGCCGCGGTGGAAGGCTTCGAGCGCTTCAACCGGTCATCCGATGAAACCTGACAAGATGGGAGGGGCCGCGCATGGCTGAAAACAGCACCGACGCCCTGTTCCTTCAGGTCGACGCGTCGGTCGAACTGCTGCGCCGGCATATGGCGGAGGGCGAGCAGCCGCTCGACAAGTTCGCCGCGAAGGCGGAGACCATGGCCAAGTCGGTCGACGCGTCGATCGCGGCGATGGGCGCGAAGTTCGGCCCGTTCGCCAAGCTCGCCGAGGACGCCGCTTCGCGCGCGCAGCGTGCGTTCGAGGACGGCTTCAGCTCGATCGAGAAGATGGCCGCCAAGGCCATCACCACGCCGCGCTTCAAGGACGGCACGGTTACGCTCGGCGCGGCCGACGCGCGCGCTGCAGCCGAGGAAGCCCAGCGCTACGCGGGTGCGGTGCGCCTGGTCGAGCAGGCCGCGCGCCAGGCGGCCGCCGGCGAGGGCGTGCTTACGGCCGAGATGCAGCAATATCTGAACGGCGCCCGCGCCGCGACGATCGAGGCCGAGCGCCATGCGGCGGATCTGATGCGCGAGGCCGGCGCGATCGAGCAGGTCGAGATCGAACTGAACAAGCTGGGCAACGCACAGGGAAACGCTGTCGTCGCCGGCGGCCGCGTGACTGCCGCGACCGGCCAGCAGAAGCAGGGTCTGCAACAGCTAACTTATCAGCTGTCCGATATTGCGACTCAGTGGTCGGCAAATACTCCGGTCATGATCATTTTCGCTCAGCAGAGCGGCCAGGTGATCCAGGCGCTGCAGCTGATGGGCGCCGAGGGCAAGGGCGTGCTCGGGTTCCTTGGCGGCCCCTGGGGAATGGCGCTGACGGCGGCGACAGTCGTACTGCTCCCGTTCGTCGGCAAATTGATCGAAGGCAACGCCGAGCTCGACAAGGCGGTCAAGAAACTTAAGGACGATGCCCACCAGACCGATATCGACCGCCAGGCGAAGGAAGCCTTCACCAAGACGATCGAGGGCCAGATCGACGCGCAGCGGCGCCTGAATGACGAACTGGACCGCACTCTCCGGACGCAGCGTCAGGTCGCGCAAAAGACGCTTCTCGATGCCCAGAACAACCTGGCCGATGAGAAAAAGAGCCGGGATAAACTGGTCAAGGATATCGCCGATTCTGACAAGGCACTAAAGGATCTGCTCGCCGCCCCGCCAGATAACCGCAACGTCGCGGCCAACACGGCCTATGCACAGCGCGTAAAAGACGCTCAGCAGAAGCTCGCGGACCTTAAGAGCCAGCAGGCTGCGTTGGACGCGTCGATCGCCCAGGGCGAGATCGACGTAAACAAGGCCCAGGCGCCGCTCGTCCAGGAGGAGGTCACCGCCTCTCTCGACAAGCGCGCGGCCGCCACCCTCCGCTATACCGAAGCGCTCGGCAAGCTGAATGCCCAGCTGGCGCTCGGCGCTGGTAAAACCGGCAAGGTCGCGGTGATGCAGGGCGACGGCACGTTCAAGCCGCAGACGCTCACCGGCATCAGCGTCGAAGAGTATCGCACTAGGTTGCGGATCGCCGAAAAGGCGCGCGACGATGCGATCAAGGCCGCCCAGGAAGAGAAGCGGAAGGGTCCCGAACCCACGCCAACCTTGGAACTGCTAAAGACCGCCGAGAGCTACAAGGGTGCGAGCGAGCGCGGCAGCGGCCGCGAGATCCTGCAGACGCTGTTCAAGCAGGCCGGGATCACCATCGACCCGGAAATGACGGCATGGTGCGCGGCTTTCGTCAACGCTGTGCTGGCCACCAAGGGATTGAAGGGCACCGGCAGCAACGCGGCGCGCTCCTTTCTCAACTACGGATCAAAAACCGACACGCCGCAAAAGGGCGATATCGTCGTGCTTCGTCGCGGCACTAACCCGGCCCAGGGCCATGTCGGCTTTTTCGAGGGCTACGACAAAAAGGGCAACGTCCAGGTGCTGGGCGGTAACACCGGCAACAAGGTCGGTGTCGCCTCCTACAAGCCTTCCGATGTGCTCGGCTATCGCCGCGCACCAGGCTCGGCGCAATCCGAAGGCGAGCTGCAGGCGAAGGAAGACGCTCGGGCAGCGGACGCCCAGCGCCAGATCGCCGATGCCAACGCCGAATATCTGCGCGTCGCCGCGTCGCTAACAGCGAATGCCGACGATCGTCTGGACGTCGCGATCGCGGCGATCGCGGCCGAGCGAGAGACGCGCGACAGGGAAATTGACCGCGCGGTGATCGCCGGGAAGCTTACCACGGCCGAAGGCGACCAGCTGAAGGCCTCGGCCGGCCGGCTCGCCCAGGCGAAAGAAGACGTCGCGCGCAATAAGGACATCGCACGCACGCGGACCCGGGAGCTGGACACGGCGCTCCGCGAGCTCGACGGCCGCGCCGCGATCCTGCAGCTGCAGCTCGACCAGGCCAAGACGCTAGACCAGCGCCGCGCGATTGCGCAGCAGCTACTCGACCTCGACCTCGAGGAACGCCGCAAGCGCGCCAACGACCTGCTGAAGAGTCATAATCCGGACGACCAGGCGCGCGGCCAGGCCGACCTCGACCAGATCAACCGCGAGGAGCCATTCCGCCGCGAGCAGGTGAATCGTCAATACGAGGGCCCGATGGACCAGTATCGGCGCCAGCTGAAGGACGCGACCGGTGACATGGACACTGCCCTGCAGAACGTCCAGGTTCACGGCCTGCAGTCGCTCGAGGATGGCCTGCTCGGCGTGGTCAACGGAACCGAGACGGTCGCCGGCGCCTTCAAAAAGATGGCGATGTCGATCATCGCCGACCTGGCACGGATCGCGATCGAGAAGTTGATTGTCAAGGCAATCGGCGGCGGCATCCTGGGCTTCGCGGGCGGCACGGTCGGCGGGTCCGGGCAAGGCAGCCCTGGCTTTGCCAGCGGCAGGATTCCCGGATTCGCCGGCGGCATTATCCACGGCGCAGGCAATGGTACGTCGGACAGCATTCTCGCCCTTATGGAGGGCTTCGGAGCGATCCGCGTCTCCAACGGCGAGAGCATCATGACGGCGCAGGCGACGCGCCGCTTCGGGCCGCTCCTGAAGGCCATGAACGACAATCGGCTGCCTGGCTTTGCGACCGGGATGGTGATGCCGCGGCTGTCCTACCCGCGCATCCCTTCGGCCGGCTCAATGCGGGGCCATGGTGAACGGAGCGCCGACGTCATCTACGTCGCCGTCGACAAGTCGGAATTATTCGATGTGCACGTCCAGCGCGCAACAGCGCCGCAGGCACAGGCAGCGATGCTGGGCGGAGCTCGCCTGGCGCGCGAGGACTTCGCCGATGAGCGGATGCAGGCGATCCCGACATGACGGGCCCCATTCTGCTGCCGAGCGAGCCGGCACTGAAAACCGACACGCCCACCATGCTAGACTGGGGCGGTTCGCTGACGCCGCCCAATGGCGGCCCAACCCAGACGCTTCTGCGCCTGGGCACGCGGCATGCGCTCGACTTCACTGTCCCGCCCATGGAGACCGAGCCTCACGGCAGGATCTGGTCAGCCAAATTGCGGATGGCCAAGCTCTATGGCGCGCTGCTTCCGTTCGGTCAGGACGGCCTAAATATTGGCGCTCCGGGCGCGCCGCTGATCGATGGCAGCGGCCAGTCGGGTTCGGCAATCGCGCTCAAGGGCTTTCGACCCTGGTATGCGGTGCGCCTTGGTCAAGCTTTCAGCCTGGTCCACGCGGGCCGACGCTATCTGCATTTCGCAGCCGAGCAAGGCATCGCCGGCGCCGATGGAAAGATGGCGTTGCCGATCTTTCCCATGCTGCGGGTGATTCCGGACGACGCCGACGTCTGCGAGTTTGGCCGGCCGATGATTCAGGGAAGCTTGTCGGGCAACAAGGTCGCCTATGACCGCCTATCCGAGCCCTGGACCCAGTTCGGCACCATCACGATCACAGAGGACGAATAGCGATGGCAGAACTGCCGATCGGCCTCGCGGCGGCGCTCCGTGCCGATCGGGCTCTGATGTTTGGATCCGTGGAGATTATCCTACCCGGCGGCTATGCGCTTCGCCTGCTTGACGGGTCGGGCGAGGTAATGGTCGGCGATCGTAAGTTCGTCGGCCGCGACCCGCTCTATGGCACGCTCGATACGATCAAGGGCTTGGCCGAGGCGCTGAACGATTCGGCACCGACGGTTTCCCTTGGGCTGATCCCGGCGAGCAACACGGCGCTGGCGACTCTGATCGATCCGGCAGTGCAAGGCGCCACCTGCACGATCGCCATGGGTTGCATTGATCCGGCAACCGGAAGCCCGGTCTCCGACAGCTACGTGTTGTTCGTAGGCGAGCTCGACGTTCCAACCGTAACTTGGGCGGCGAACGACCGCCGTCTCGAATATCGCGTCGCCAGTGTCGCGGAGCGGCTGTTCATGGTCGAGGAGGGGCGGCGTCTGTCCGATGCGTTCCATCAAAAGGTTTGGCCGGGCGAGCTGGGGCTCGGATTCG